ATCCCGATCCGTCTACGATGCCGTCAACTTCGTGCAGAACACGCCGTGGGTAGTTGATGCAGCAACGGCGCAACTCGTCCGCGAATGCTGGGCAGAGGGCCTTGCCTTGGATGGCCTTCCCCCGTCACGCGACGAGGAACTTCCGACCAAGCCCGTCAACATCGACACCGACCAAGAGGCTCGACGGCAATGGCGGAAGGCTGCTGCCAAGATCCACTTCCTCAACGAGTCATACGAGTCGCAGCGACTGCTCACGCTGAAGTCGTTGTTCGTGGCCGACAAGATGTCGGAACACAAGCGCATCTGGTTCCCGCACCAGTTGGACTTCCGTGGCCGTGGCTACCCGCTGCCGCTGTTCCTGCATCCGCAGGGCGTGTCATATGCCAAGGCCATGCTGCGCTTCGCTGACGGTGCGCCGCTGAAGACCGATGCCCAGCAGTTCCCTTTGTACATTCAGGTGGCGAACAAGTACGGCATCGACAAGTTGACCCTGAAGCAGCGCGTCCTGTGGGTTGAGTCGAACCGCAAGTTGATCGAAGAGATCGGCAGGGGCGATCTCGGCGGGAAGTTGTGGCGCGAGGCCGATGAGCCGTTCGCCTTCGTCGCAGCCTGTCGCGAGATCACGGGCATGTGGAGGCAGGGCTCCGGCTTCGTGAGCAGCCTTCCCATCGCCATGGACGCGACCACGCAGGGGCTCCAGATCTACTCCATGCTGCTGCGTGATCCGGTTGCCGCCCTTGCTACCAATGTGCTTCCCTCCGAGCATCCCTCGGATCCCTACAAGTTCGTGGCAGACAAGGTCATCGTCCGTCTTCGTGCCTCCTCCGATCCGATGGCGGTTGAACTGCTGAAGTTCGGGATCGACCGCAGCACGACCAAGCGGCAGACCATGACCCTGCCTTACGGGCTGACCCTGCACTCCTGCATCGGGTACACCCGCGAATGGCTGGAGGACAAGATCCGCAAGCACGGGCACAACCCCTTCGGGCTGGAGATGTACAAGCCCGTGGCGTTCCTCGGCAAGATCATCTGGGAGTCCATCGGTGATGTCGTTGGATCTGCCCAGCGTGGCATGGACTTCATTCGTGCGTGTATGGCGGTGCTGATCGAAAACGATGTGACTCCGCATTGGATGACCCCCATCGGGTTCCCCGTGCGTATGCGCTACGAGAACTACGATGTCATCACCGTGTCAACCCGGATCGGAGCCAAGGCGAAGGTGCTGTCGCTGCGGCAGGAGAACGGGGTGCAGTCCAAGCGCAAGGCCCTCAACGGAGGTCCCGCCAACTACATCCACTCCCTTGACGGATTCGGTGGTCTCCTCGGGCACACCATCAACCTCTGCGCTGCCAACGGTGTCAACCACCTCGGATCCGTCCACGACCAGATCCTGTGCCTCGCAGCCGACTACATGAAGGTCTCTTCGTGCGTCCGTGAAGCCACTATTGACATTTTTTCCAGAGATTTGCTCAATGAATTCCGTCAGGGGGTATTGACAATGCTGCCTTCGTCGGCTAATCTGCCTGAAGTTCCAGAGTACGGATCTCTGGACGTTTCAAAGGTACGCGACTCAGACTACTACTTCAACTAGTCTAGTCGCTAGACAGGAGAACTCACATGAGTGCTACTAGCAAGAAGAAGTTCGTTCGCATCACCACCCCGGCTGGCACCGCGATCTACCCGCGTCTGACCACCCCGGACACGAAGTTCGACAAGGACGGCGTGTACAGCGTGGACCTCGAACTCGACACCTCCAACAAGGAGGCCGCCGCGTTCATCGCCACGCTCAAGAAGGCCGCCGACGAGGCGTACAAGTCCACTTGCGAGAGCAAGGGCGGCAAGAAGTTGAAGAGGGCCGATCTCCCGATCAAGGACGGTGAGGGCGACATGGTCCGCATCAAGTTCAAGTTGAAGGCCAAGGCCGGAAACGAGGAGAAGTCTTGGGCGCAGAAGCCCACGCTCTTCGACGCTTCGGGCATGGCGATCCAGACCCCGCCGAACGTGGGCTCCGGTTCGCGCATCAAGGTGGCCTTTGAGGTCGTGCCCTTCTTCACCGCCATGGTCGGCGCAGGGGTCTCCCTCCGCATGAAGGCGGTGCAGATCCTCGACCTGAAGGAGTACACCCCCGGCGACAACTTCGATGCCTACGGCTTCAAGGCCGACCCCAACGGGTTCAAGGCTTCCGCGACTGCGACCGAGGCGACCACGGATACCGACGAGGACAACGACTTCTGATGAAGATCGTCCTGTGGGTTGATCCGACTCCGGCAAGCCGCCCCCGAGTTTCTCGGAGGGGGTTTGCCTACTACGGAAAGACCTACGAGCGGTTCCGCCGAGAGTCAAAGGCAGCCCTTGCGGCCCTAAAGAAGCCCAAGGGCTGCCCCCTCTCGGGGCCCCTGCATGTAAAGATCTCTTTCTTTTGTCGGTCGCCTAAGAAGCCATCGAATCTTTGGCCAGTAGGCGACATCGACAATCACATCAAGTCGATCCTCGACTCGCTCAACGGATGGGCGTGGGAGGACGATGTCCAGATCATGTGCATCGAAGCCACGAAACAGTACGGCAGAGAGCCACGAATCGAAATCGAATGGGAAGAACGCAATGACCAGCCACAACGAATCGGAGTTCGTACAGCATGAGCCGTGCCCCGGATGCGGGAGCAAGGACAACCTCGCCCGGTACACGGATGGACACGCATACTGCTTCGGGTGCAAGCACTACGAACCAGCCACCAACGCGGTCGAGAAAGCCGACCTTCCCAGAAGGACGGACCTGATCCCGGTCGAGTTCGCTGCCCTGAAGAAGCGGGGCATCAGCGAGGAGACCTGTCGGTTCTTCAGGTACGGCATCGGGCAGTTCAACAACCAGACGGTTCAGGTTGCCCAGTACATCAAGGACGGGGAGGTCGTGGCGCAGAAACTGCGCTTTCCCTCCAAGGACTTCATCAGCATCGGGGATGCCAAGTCCCTGCCGCTGTACGGAATGCACCTGTGGCGTGACGGAGGCCGCATGGTCACGGTTACCGAGGGGGAAGTGGATGCCCTCACCGTGAGCCAACTCTTCGGCAACAAGTGGCCTGTTGTCTCCGTCCCCACGGGTGCGTCCGGTGCCGTCAAGTCGTTCCAGAACAACCTTGAGTGGCTGGAGAAGTTCGACTCGGTCGTGATCATGTTCGATGACGATGAGCCGGGACGCAAGGCAGCCAAGGAGTGCGCCATGCTGCTGACCCCCGGCAAGGCCAAGATCGGGACGATCCCGAACTTCAAGGACGCGAACGAAGCCCACATGGCTGGCGAAGGAAAGAAGGTGATCGATGCTGTCTACGGTGCGAAGGCTTACAGGCCGGATGGCGTGGTTCTGGGATCTGATCTTTGGGACACCGTCAACGAGGACGATCCCAACGATTCAACGCCGTACCCTTGGGCGGCCCTTAACGAGAAACTCCTTGGCATCCGTAAGGGCGAACTCGTTGTCCTTACGTCAGGCACGGGCATCGGCAAGTCATCGGTCTGCCGCGAGATGGTGTGCCACCTCATCCGATCAGGCAAGAAGGTCGGACTGCTCATGCTTGAGGAGTCGGTCAAGCGGACGGCACGGAACCTCATGGGCATCCACCTCAACACCCCGCCTTACTTTTGGGCAGATCGTTCGATCTCTGACGAGCAGAAGCGAGAGGCGTTCGATGCGACCGTGGCGAAGGTTGTACTTTTCGACCACTTCGGATCAGTTGACCCGGAGAACCTCCTCGCACGAACGCGGTACATGATCAAGTCGTGCGGCTGCGATTACATCTTCCTCGACCACCTGTCCATCGTCGTGTCGGGACTCGGTGACGGGGACGAGAGGCGACTCATCGACAACGCCATGACCTCCCTGCGCTCACTCGTTGAGGAGACACAGGCAGCCATGTTCGTTGTCTCCCACCTCCGCAGACCGGACGGCGACCGTGGGCATGAGGAAGGCGCGACCACCTCGCTGGCCCAACTCCGAGGCTCACACTCCATCGCCCAGTTGGCTGATGCGGTGATCGGTCTGGAGCGGAACCAGCAGGGCGAGAACCCCAACGAACTGGTGCTGCGCGTACTCAAGAACAGATTCACCGGAGACACGGGTGTTGCTGGGATGCTGCGCTACTTCAAGGAAACCGGACGGCTTGCAGAAGTCGAGATGGAGATGAACGATGAAATCTGACATTGTGAACAGACTGCGTACCAACCGAGAGTGCCTTGCTCCGTGCCTGATGGACGAGGCCGCTGACGAGATCGTTCGCCTTGAAGGCGTAGTGCTTGGGCTCATTGCCGAGCGCGACGAGGCAAGGCAGGAAGCAGAGGAACTGCGTAAAGAAACTTGTGACCACGGCGGAGCGTTCGGTCAATTTGAAAGGGAAAGCAAGTGAGCGTATTTCTTCTTGAATGGATGGGCAACGACGATTCCATCGTCAATGCCGCCCGTGTGTCCTTCGACAAGGAGGCCGCGCACTACAACGATGATCAGAACCGATCTCTCTTGGACTACTTGGCGAGACATAACCATTGGTCGCCGTTCGCCCACACTTGCCTGAAGTTCCGCATCAAGGCTCCGATCTTCGTGGCCCGTCAACTGGCGAAACATCAGGTCGGGCTGGTGTGGAACGAGGTCAGCCGCCGCTATGTCAAGACCGACATCGACATGTGGAGGCCGGATGGCGCATTCCGCAAGGCTGCTCCGAATGTCAAGCAGGGCAGCAGCGAGGAACTGGTGAACAATCCGGTGCTGATCTCGGACTACATCTACGCGGTTGAACTTGCCAAGCGGACCTACGAGAATCTTCTCAGTCAGGGCGTATGTGCCGAACAGGCAAGGGCAGTTCTTCCTCAGGCCATGTACACCGAGTGGATCTGGACCGGATCTCTGCTTGCCTTCCACCGCGTAGTCACGCAGCGCACACACAGAACGGCTCAGCAGGAAACGCAGGAGATCGCCTACGGCATCGCCAAGAACTGCTATGAGTACTTCCCCGCTTCGTGGCAAGCCTTGGAGAGATACGCATGATCAGCAGATCCATGAAGCGAATCGTGCTGAGCATCGTGGAGTCCTCGCGTGAGGTCGTTGATGCTTGGCGAAGGAACTCCTCCGACAAGTCGGTCAAGAGCAAGGCTGATGTACTCAGGGCTTTGGACAGGCTGGAACGAGCCGTGAATCGGCTAGACAGGATGCAGGATGCGTAAGCGAAGTCTGACGAAGGAACAGGAAGTACAGGTCAAGGAACTGGCTGAGTCCGGGATGCCCAAGGCAGAGATCGCCCGGAAGTTCGGAGTCAGTCCCCAGTTGATCTCCCGGATCTCCCTGTATGGATATGAGGTTCGCCCGTACAGGGATCGCCGCAAGGCACCGCAGGAGCCGTCCACATGGGTGGAACTTGCAAGGCTGTACAACTTGAAGTACCCTGATGACCCCATGTCGGCAGAGGAGATCAAGTCCGTGCATGACCTCGCGCTGAAGAAGATCAAGGTTCATTTGGAGAAGCAAGGACTGGTAGAGTCCGACCTTCTCTAGCGACTAGACAAAGGAGAACGCCATGAAGATTTACTTCGACATCGAAACCAACGCGCTCAACGACTGGCTGCACCTGAGCGACCTCAAGACGATCCTGTGCATGGCCGTCAGCGTTGACGGTGCAGACCCGGAGATCGTGGACATCAAGGACGGTCTGACCCTTCTCCAGAACGCGGACGAGGTCATCGGCCACAACATCATGTCCTTCGACATCCCGGCCCTGACCAAGAAGTACCCTACCTTGAGGGTCAAGAAGATGACGGACACGCTGCTGATGGCCCGTCTGCTCCATGCGGACCAGCGTGAGCGGGACTTCCAGATCAAGGACTTCCCGAAGGAGTTGATCGGCAGTCAGTCCCTCAAGGCTTGGGGCGTTCGCCTCGGGATGCTCAAGGCCGATGCTCCGGACTTCAGCGAGGACACGGCTCAACTGCGCGAGTACTGCAAGCAGGATGTCCGTGTCACCGTGGAACTGCACAAGCACCTCCTGTCCCACAAGGCCATGCCTCTCGCTGAGAAGGCTTGCGTTCTTGAACACAGGTTCGCTGAGATCATCCGTGAGCAGGAGCGGGTCGGCTTCCCCTTCGATGTCGATGCTGCCCGTAGGCTCCACGCGGATCTGCTGAAGGCCAACCTCGCCATCGAACAGGAACTCCAGAAGGCATTCCCGCCGATCACCACGGAGCGCACCTCCGCGAAGACTGGCAGGGCCCTGAAGCCCAAGGTCGAGGTGTTCAACCCCGGCAGTCGTGTGCAGATTGCATCCCGTCTGATCGACCGCTACGGCTGGAAGCCCACCGAGTTCACTCCGGACGGCAAGCCTCGGGTCGATGAAGCGGTTCTGTCTTCACTTGGATACAAGGAGGCAGACCTTCTCGGTGACTACCTGACCACGCAGAAGCGGCTCGGGCAGTTGGCCGATGGCGACGAGGCATGGCTCAAGTTGGTCGGTACCGACAACCGGATCCACGGACGGGTCAACACCAACGGTGCCATCACCGGACGCTGCACCCATCGCAATCCCAACATGGCTCAGATCCCCTCGGCTCCCGAGTACCGCAGCCTGTTCACCGCCTCCAAGGGCAAGGTGCTGGTGGGTGTGGATGCCTCGGGTCTGGAACTCCGGTGCCTTGCCCACTTCCTCGGACGGTACGACAAGGGCGAGTACGCCAAGGCAATCCTTGAGGGCGACATCCATTGGGCCAACGCCATCGCCTTCGGCCTGACCAAGGATGCCGTGCAGGACAAGGCCAACCCCGACCACAAGGCTGCCCGTAACCAAGCCAAGGGAGCCATCTACGCCCTGATCTACGGGGCTGGCAACGACAAGTTGGGCATGGTCCTCGGAGGCGACAAGAAGCGCGGCTCCAAGGCCCGTGCCAACTTTGAGGCCAAGGTCCCGGCTTACCTCAGGCTCAAGGAGGATGTCTCCACGGCTCTGGCTGCCAACGGCTTCCTGCGAGGCGTGGACTCCCGTCCCCTGTACCCGAGGTCGGAACACGCTGCGCTCAACACCCTGCTTCAGTCCGCTGGTGCTGTGGTGATGAAGGCCGCTTGCGTGATTGCTTGGGATGACTTCCGGTCCAAGCGCGTCGAAGTCGAACAGGTTGCCTCGGTCCATGACGAATACCAATTCATTGTTTCTCCCGAGGACGGAGACCGAGTTGGTAAGATCGTGGTCAAGGCCATCCAACAGGCCGGAAGGGACCTTGGTTTCCGATGCCAACTGGACGGCGAGTACCGAGTGGGGGCAAACTGGGCAGAAACACATTGAACGCCTATGCGGCTGGGTTGCTTGACGGCGAGGGGTGCATACGGTGGAACCGTACACCATCCATCGAAGTCACCAACAAGCACTACGGTGTTCTGGTGCAGATGCAGGACAGGTGGGGTGGGAGTGTCAGACTCAAGGATGAGGACATCTTTGTATGGACGCTTTGCGGAGCAAAGGCTCTCTCCTACCTGTCCTGCGTTGCGCGGTACTCAATCATCAAGTACCCGCAGATCGCCACGCTGTTTGCGGCTGCTGCTGCCAAGTGCAAGAGCGAACGACAGAGACACATCAACTCCCTGAGGAAACTTAAGCATGTCTACACCGATTGAGTTCATGCAGACCGACGAACTCATCCACGAACTCAAGAAGCGATTCGATGAGATGCTCTTCATCGGCTACTCGGCCAAGACCAAGTCCGAGGACAACTACAGCATTTCCGTGAAGTCCACGCTCCACGGTTCATACGGACTGATCGAAGTACTCACACGGGCAACAGATGCCCACTCGGAGGAATGAGAAATGAGAACGCTGCTGATCGACGGTGACATCCTGATCTACTCCGTCTGCTCCGCTGCCGAGTATGTGGCGCGGTTCGATGACGAGACCGATGTGGCCTTCTGCAATGTGCATGAGGCACTCAACATCTGCATCGCTCGGCTTGACGAGTGGAAGACAAAGTTGGAAGCCTCCTTCATGGTTGTCGCCTTCACGGGCAAGGACAACTTCCGCAAGGTCATCTACCCCGAGTACAAGGCCCATCGTAAGGCTTGTCGCAAGCCCTGCGGATACAAGCCCGTCAAGGAGATGCTGGCTCAGGCATACCCGGTGAAGGAGGAGGATCCGCTGGAGGGTGATGACATCCTCGGCATCCTGTCCACGGAGGGCACCTACGAGAACGCAGTCATCGTGTCCTCCGACAAGGATCTGAACTGCATCCCCGGTGCGCTGTGGAATCCCGACAAGGACGATGAGCCCCGGTTCATCACCAAGCAGGAGGCCGACAGGAACTGGTTGATGCAGACCCTGACGGGAGACAAGACCGATGGGTATCCGGGTCTTGAAGGCGTAGGCCCCGTGACCGCTGCCAAGATCCTGAAGAACGGAACTTGGGACGAGGTGCAGAAGGCTTACACCACCGCCGGATTCAACGAGGAATATGCACTGACTCAGGCCCGGTGTGCCCGGATCCTGCGCCATGGCGAGTACGATTGGGACACCAAGGAGGTCAAACTGTGGACACCATGAATCGAAGCCGTCTGCTGGCAATGCACAAGGAACTGTGTGACGAGGCCCGTGGCCTGTCTGAGCGGAAGAACCACGACTACAGCGGAGGCAAGGACGATACGCATCCCTTCCTCAACTTCACCCGCTGCGAGGCCATGGGAATCTGCAAGACTGAGGCTGGAATCCTCGTCCGTCTGACCGACAAGATGTCGCGGCTCTCCACCTTCATCACGACCGGAGAGTTCAAGGTCAAGGACGAAGCCCTGCGCGACACGATCCTCGACATCATCAACTACTCCATCATCCTCTACGCCTACACCCAGAGTCAGAAAAACAATGAATAACATTGCTTCTAAGGAAGGTTTTCTTTTGCCACCTCCCCGGCTTAGCGTCGAACTGGTGGCCTTCCTTGACCAGCAATTCCCAGAGAAGTCTCCGGACCCCAGTCAGGGGCTGCCGGAGATTTTCTTTCAGTCTGGTCAGCGATCCGTGGTCCGTTACCTGAATCGTCTTCTTGAGGAGCAAGAACAATAATGTGTACCCGAGGCCCTTCAGCCCCGCCCCCGCCGCCTGAGGTCAAGTTGCCTGAGGCTCCGCAGATGCCCAATGTGGTGGCTCCTACGACTCTTCAGGCTGCTCCGGCTGCCCCGAAGATGTCTGATGCCACCATCAAGCGCAAGGGCAAGCGTGGCATGGTGATCCAGATGGGTTCTACCCCCGGCACCAACATCCCCGGAGTCTAAGCCATGGCAGAAATGGGCAAGGCCCTCTACCTAAATCTGGAAACCCAACGGTTCTCCTACCTCGAACGGGCCCGTGACTGCGCTCGTCTGACCCTGCCCCACATCTTCACGGATGAAGGCAATCAGACCGCGACCAAGTTCACGGCTCCGTGGCAGTCGGTGGGAGCCCGTGGGGTCAACAACCTTGCCTCTGCCCTGCTGCTGTCGCTCCTCCCTCCCAACGCCCCCTTCTTCCGGTTCATCATCGATCCCAAGGCGGCCAAGAATCTGGAGAGCCTGTCTCCCCGAGCCAAGGCCGAGGCCGAGCAGAGCCTGTCGGAGATGGAGCGGACGGTGATGAAGGAGATCGAATCCCAGAACATCCGGGTCGGTCTCTTTGAAGCCCTGAAGCACCTGATCGTCGCCGGGAATGTCCTGATCTACCTCCCTGATGACGGTCCCATGCGGGTCATTCGTCTTGATCGATATGTGATCAAGCGCGACCCCATGGGCAATGTGCGGAAGATCGTGGTCAAGGAGACCGTGGCTCCGGCCATGCTGCCTCCTGAGGCGGCTGCAATCGCCAAGACTTGCATGTGCGCCCACGAAAGCACGGTGGACATCTACACCTGTTGCTACACCCTGCCGGATGGGAAGGTCGAGGTTCACCAGAAGATCGGTGACACCATCCTGCCAGACTCCGTGTCGATCTACCCCGCCGAGCGCAATCCGTTCTTCGCCCTGCGTATGAACCGGGTGGACGGCGAGGACTACGGTCGGTCGTATGTCGAGCAGTACTACGGCGATCTGGTGGCCCTCGACAGCCTCTCCAAGAGCATCGTTGAGGCTGCCGCTGCCATGGCCAAGGTGCTGTTCCTCGTCAACCCCGTGGGCACCACCCGAGCCAAGAAGTTGGCTCAGAGCCAGAACGGGGCCATCATCGAAGGCAATGCCGCCGATGTCACCGTGCTTCAGGTGCAGAAGGCCGCAGATCTGAGCGTTGCCTTGCAGACGATGAACAGCATCAACGAGCGGATGTCCTACGCCTTCCTGCTCACCGAGGCTTCCATCC